CATTTTCCAACTACAACTAAAGAAGCTGAAATTGTAGATAAACTTGTGACGTTTGCATTTGCTCCACCATAACCCATTGTTATTTGAGCTTGAGTCGCAGTGGTTGTGCCAGCCGTAAATGTTCCTTCACCAAAAATATAAGCACCATCACGCCAACTAGAAACATTAATACTAGTGGCAGTTCCAAAACCTGTAAAAGTTGGAGTGTAAGCAACTGGGTCTGTTACAGGTGAACCATAAACATAAGTCGAAGGACCTACGTTAAAATTATCGAACATTACTGTGAATGCTGAAGGTGTAAATGTTCCATTATGAATAATTAATCTATAAGAAGTCGAATTACTTGCTGTTTGAAAAGTTGCACTAAATTTGTCAGCAATAGTTGACGACTTAGACAGTAGTTTGTAGTTACTTGGTTGGATTAAAGTTGCGTTGGTAACGTCATAAATCCAAATGGTTAAGTCTGAATCTACACCCGATGAACCAGCTACAAAAGTTCCACTTGCAATTAAATAATCAAAACTAATTTGTAAAACTTTTGCCTTGTCTGAAGTATCAATTGTGAAGTCGTAGCTAACACCCTCGCCTTGCCTTGAAGGACCTGGGTTGTGAGTGTAAAGAAATGAAGCCGAGCCTCTTAATGGACTTGATGTTGTTCTTGTCCAAGTAGAGTCAGGTGAGCCACCCGTGCCGTCTACTGGACTTGTACCAGCAACATCTGCATAAGTAGCCCAGCCAGAAGTATCTGCTTCTGCATCAGGATTTGTCGAAAGATAATTAATACCACCTGAAAACGTAGCCCATGTTGGTAAACCACCAACTGATTTTAAAACTTGGCCAGAAGAACCGACTGGAAGTCTTGCAGGAGTTGAAGCACCTGAAGCATAGATCATGTCACCTGTAGTAGTTGTTAGTGAATTTGAAACCTTAGTATTAATTTGAGTTTGTAATGCTGAAGTAACACCTGACAGATAACCAAGCTCTGTGGCTGTGACAGCTGAAGCTGAGTCATTGCCAGAGCCGTCCGTGACCATTGCACGAGAAGCTGTAAGAGCTGCGAGTTTAGACCGAGCAATAGCTGCGCTTGAGCTTATGTCAGCATTAACGATTGAATTTGTTAACGATAGCTTAGAATAAACAATTGCAGCTGAAGCGCTAACATCAGCATTTACGATTGATCCCAAACCAGAAAAAATAAAAGATTGAGAGTTAAATTGAAGAACATTCGAAGCATTAACGGTTAAGAGTAAGTCAGCGTTGTTTGCTGCATTTCTCCATCCGATTGACTCGTTGTTACCGAGACGAATAATACCAGTTCCACTAGGATTTGTGGCTACTGATTTTAAATAAGGAAGTTTGACACCAAAAGAATTACCAAAATCTAGTTCGCTTGTTAATACAAACGAGCCACCTGATCTTTGTAAAACATTTGTAGATATCGCAATTAAATAATTAGAAACATCTGTACCCCAACCAGAATCACCTTCAGCTGGTATCGAGTAAGACGTTCCATTGAAGACTATTGTTGAAGCCATAATACCTCAAAGAACAAAGCCCGACCTTAACGAAAGGCCGAGCCATGTTTTAAATTTGTGATTAAGTGTTTACGATTCCTGTGTACTTAACTGTCTTAGCTGGAGTCGTGCAGATGATTGCTTGAGCTCCGTAAAGACGTAATTCATACGCATTTGCGTCTGGTACGTGTAAGAATAGTTCGCCTTTTCTTCCTGGTGTTTCAAAAGAAAACTCTTGTGAACCAATTCGTTTAAAGCGTTTAAATGGAACTAAGAAAGACTCGCCCTCTTTGGTCATTGGATGAACAACGAAGTTTAATTTTCCGTTAGGTCCCATTAAAGTGATTGCTTCATAACCTGCGATACCAGTAGTTTCTTTTTGACCACCATTTTGTCGACGTAAATCAGTCATTGTTCCAGACAAGTTCATGAAAGTAGCAGGAGAAAGAAGGATTGTAGCCTCTTCCATTAAGCCACCTTTAGAAACTGCTAAACCAACACCGTTTAAGTATTTAGCTACAGTCGCAGCAGCATTACCCATTGAGTAAGTAGAACCTGACCACAATGAATAAACACTTGCATCGATTCCAAAAAGTGAACCAGTGTTTGTGATGATTTTGTCAATACCTACAGGTTCAACGCCTTTAGCGCCTTTCCAGTGAATGTAACAATCACCAGCAGCAAGAGCCACATCAAGAGCTGTGATACCAGTTGTAGTTCCTGTGAAATCTATTTTCTTAGCAGCATAATCGATAAAACCAACAACAAAGTCAGCATTTACGCCTGATGAAACTAAAGAGTTGTCAGAAACTTTATAAAAATTAACGATCGCGTTTTCACTACCAGCCCAAATTCCAGCTGCCCAGCCTGATGCAAGCATAGTAACACGTGTTTTTGTTGTATTTACGTTTGCAGAAGTGTCAGCTGTTCCAAGTCCTGTCGCTGATTGGCCATACATAAAAGCCATTTCAAGACGCTTAGAACCAGTTTCCATTAAGTTTTCAACTAATAACTCAGAAGAGTTTTTAAATGATTCTTTTGAGTTAACTGCTTTAGCTGCGGCCTCATAATCCATTTGACCACGGATGATGATTTGATTCGCGTCTACGCTAGCTTCTTTTAATTGAGCTGCTACCGCTGCATTAAGTGTAGTGACACCGGCTCCAGCCGCTAAATAAGTTACGCCTGCTTCGTTAGAAAGAATAACAGGGAAGTTGTATGACTTACCGATTTTTTCTGTTTGTTGAAACTTTACTTCTTTTTGAATAATAGCAATTTCTGGAACTGCTCTGATTGGTCCTTCACCATAAACGACTTTAAATAAACCGTCTAATGTTGATGTTGTGTTTTGTTGTGCCATGAGAAAAACTCCATAGTTTGGCGTTTTTTACTTGTGGCTTTGGTGTAAAAATTATTTTAGACGCAGTAATGCCAACAAGAAAAAACAGGGTTAAATTTTTAGTAACTTGTTTCTTCATCGTTGGTTTTACGACTCAGTATTTATTGAAACTCATCTTTAGAATTAGCGTTGGTGTTACGCGCTTAAGATGAGCTGTTTGTATTAGTTGAGAAAATATTTGTCAAAATTGCAACCACTATTTTGATTGCAATCTTCTGTTTACAGACTCTTTCCATTCATCCATCGTCATTGGCCTAGACTCTTGCTGGCTTTGATTGCTTGATGTAGTAGATTTTTTGCCACCCTGAAATAGTTGAGACTGCTTTTCTTGTAGTTTACGAATATCTGATTGTCTGATTTTTTTAGCTACATCGTCACCAAGTAGTCCTATTAAGCTGTCACCATCAGAATCACCAATAATAGACTTCACTATTTTAGTTAGATCAGATTTAACCTCCATCACTAAGTCTTCGGGTGTTAGCTCTAAACCGTATTCTAGGTTTTTTTGCATTGTTGCAGCCATTCTCTTAACAAGCTCTGGTGTTTTTGGTAGTCCAGACTTTTCCAGGGCTGTTATGATTGTTGTTTGAAATTGCTGAGCATATTCCATCTCTCTTTTTTGCTGAACACCAAGCTGCTCTTGTTCTTTTTTTGTAAGTTCTTCTTTTTCTTTAGATTCTCTGTAGGCTTTTAAATCACGCAACTCTTTTTCTTCAGGTGAAAGCATTTCATCTTGAAGTTGTTTAACTAAATACTTTTCAGCAATCTCTCGTCCTTTTGGGCCCATGCGCGCCAGCATTGACTCAGGATCGTTCTCAAATGCTTTAACGATTTCAAAAGCTTTTCTCTTGGCTTCAACTGCCTCGGTCATTCTTTTTTTTGCAGCAGCAGCTAGTTGAAGGCGTTTTCTCATTCCTTCTTTGTCATTCCAATCGACTTCTTCTTCGATTTCTTCGCCGTCAACAACAAGCTTAAACTTTTCTTTTAGTGCTTGAACTTGTGATTTTGTTAAGTCTTGTGATGATGAATCGGTACTTTCGGTTGTAATTGGTGAAGTCTGCTCTGTGCTAGTTGTTGATTCTGTGGTCGTTGTATTTGTAGTTTCCATTAATTAAATCCTTTCGTTAAGCGATGGCTTGTTGTGGTGGCTGAGCTGGGCTTGGTAACTGCGTTTGTTCAGCTTGAGCTGTGATTGGGTTTTGATTGTCCATCACTTGTGGCATTCCACCTGGTGGTGGCGGCATAGGTGGCGGCTGAAACAAAGATGCTTGTTTCAAAACCATGGCAAGCTGTGGGTCCATCGTTTTAGCGATATTCATGTGTTCTTGAATATGGTTTAAACAATTCTGAACAAGGGTTGGGTTTTCTCTAGCCTCTGGGCTATTTAAAACGCAGCTGTGCTCAAGGATGTGAGTCGGGTGATCATCAGTTAATAAAGCAATGACCTGCTTTCCTTCCATAAGAGCTTCGTTTTCAATCGCAATATTCATTCGCTGAGACTCATCATGCTGATAAAGTGGCTCAAGGTTTCCTGTAGTAAGAACACCTATGTATTGTTGAGGTGTTTTGATCATGTTTGGCGTTGCTAAAAGATTGTTAGCAATTTCAACTCGTCCAGCACTTGTTTTTGTGAGTGGGTTAGCGCTATCAACAATTACTCTAGAGATTCCTTTAAGGTTTTGATTGCTAAAGTAGCGCATCATTGATCGCTTTGACTTTCCTGCTATCATTGCAATCCTTGGAACTACGGCAAAGGTTTGAAGCAACTCAATTAATCCAGTACCAACTCTTTCGAGCATAAGCGTGTAGCTCAGCTGAATGCCGCTAGAAAACTGAATAGCTTGTTGCTGTAAAAGAGCCATTGCAGTTCCCGACATTGTTGCTGGAGCATTGCCGCGATTGATTTGACTTACGCCACTGATCAACTCTTCTTGAGCTATTAGAAACTCTGCAAACTTAAAAACCTCTGGAGCCGTGTTTAGAAGGTTCATTGGCTCTAGGCCCTTTTGTAGCTTTGGATCGTACTCCCAAACATTCATCCCATCGTAATTAGTCACGTTTAACGAAGCACCTTTTGGTATCTGAAAGTTCTGAACAGCGTTAGCTGCTTGATTTGTAAGAATTGAACTGACAGTCATGTTTAGAGCATCTTGTGGGCCTAAAAGATCATTAAGCTGAGAGTGACCAAAAGAAGTTTCAAATTGTTCTGATGAGGTGATCGGGAATGTGTATGTATTCTTGTATGGAAGTGGTCCGTCAAATAAAGTGATATCTGCGTTTAATATCTTAGTCATTCGACCTTGTGGCATCGCATCTGTTTTGGCATGTCGAAGTGTGTAAACTGGTATGATATCGCTGTCGCCAACTCCGTCTAAGATAGAGCTATTGCTAACTGATATCTCATATTGAATATCTGTTTTATTGTCTCCAGAAATAGCGCTGATTTTTTCTGCTAACTCTGGGTACTTTGCTGCTAAATCCCATTTGTTTTCAAAAGTTCTAACGATGAACCATTTGTGATTCATGTCTCTTTGTCTAACGTCTCTAACGACATCTAAAATGGTGTGAACATTTACTTCAACGTCACCTTCATAGATTGGCTGTCCTTCATCTGTGGTGCCGTAGATTTCTCCACCAGTGGCGTTCCAATCAAGAGTTATCCAGCCCTCTTTAAGAAACAGCGCAAGCTCTGTAGATCTATTTAGTTTTTTCTCGATATGCTTTTCACGCATGTAATAATCAAGAAGGCCTGCTGCAAGCTGTGTGTCTGCTTGTGTTTCAACATCCGTGTTGATTGCTCTTGGCTCCCAGGCTGGTCGTGTAGACGTAACCATGACATGCACATGCCTAATCAGGTTTGCATAATGATTAAGGTGCATGGCTTTAAGGGACTTATCTACTTCCTGAATGTTCGATGAGCCATAGTAGGTGTGATACGACTTTCGTATCTCGCTTAGTAGGCCTGATTTCTCTACATACTCTTTGTATGAGGTAACTTTGGCCATTATTTCAGACGCAATTGTTTCGGGGCCTTTACTGGCCCAGTATTCATGCTGCATAAAACTCCTAGCCCACTAGTTATGTGGGAATAGTTAGTTGTTGTTTGTTATCCTATCGGGCTAAGCCTTTTAGGTTTTTAAATAATTTCTCTTTAGCATCCTCTTCAAAGTTAACCTGATCAAAACTGTGTTTCACAGGTATAGGGTTTGTTGATTCATCTATGTTTCTAATTAAATACATCAAAGCTGCGACAGCATCGTAGTGACCAAGCGCTACCGATCTATCAAACTCAGTTCTTTTCTTATTCCAAATTCCATATTTCAGAGAGTCAATCAGGACTACGCACGATTCATCAATCTCAACTCGGCCATCTTGTATCCAAACTCGCATTTGATTAACCATTGCATGAAGTGAGTCTTTTGATGTTGAGTGAAAAAACATGTTGTGAATTGATCCAAGATCCAAAAGAAGAAGTGGGTTGTTGTTATCTGCTACGCGCTTATAAGGTTCTTTTGCATTCCATAGGTCTTTTTCTATTTCACTGATTCCAGCATGTAGCTTTGGAGTGGTCATGCTTGGCCCACTGATTACGTACTCTTTTTCAATAACAATTTTAGCTCTTAAGAAATCATAATACGCAAAGAGAGTTACGTTTAAGTCTCTGACTCCAAGATCCATGGCTACATACTTATGATAGTGTTGGTAGTTTTCGGTCTTTGGTGATCGAGTGAAGTCTGCAACTGTGGCCTCTGGCACTATTGCAAAATTAGAATCTACGATAAGCTTGTTTAGGTATTCTCGCTTCCAAGCCGTTGAATTTTCGCCGCCTGCCTCTTTGCAGAACTTTTTAATTATGTCTAGAGTGTAGTCTGATTGATAAATGTCATAGGATGAATAAAATCCTTCTTTTCTAGCTTCAAAAATATATTCAGCAAACTCATGAGCTGGACTTAGTGGCGAGCTTGAAGCCATGATGAGCTTACCATTTGTTGTGATAAGCTGTGGCATCAAGACTGAGTCAACCAAATATCTAAGGTTGTCGACAAATGCGGCCTCATCTACTACGCACAGATCGGCTGCTGTTCCACGAAGGTCATCTTCGTGACCGTTGTTTACTCCAGCGATGTGAATCATTGAACCGTTTGAGAAAATGTAAGCGCCTTCTTGACCGTTCCATCTTGGTCTAAACTTTGGCTTGTACCTCGAAAAGATAGATTTAAAAATAGGGTGAACCATTTTACGAACTGCTTTTTGCGTAACCGATGCGTATCTAACTTGAGCATTGGCTTTTGAAAGAGCTATTACTATTGCCAAAACACAAAGAAGAAACGTCTTACCAAGACGTCTCGAACAGTGCATGACGTATTTAAGTCTGAGTGAGTGAAAAAGTTCGCAAAACATCATCTTTTGGCTTGGCTTAAGCATTTCGTAGAGTTCTTTAATAATGAAAAGGTTAATTTCTTTATTTTTCACTTAGCTTCTTTTTTGGAGTTACATCAATTGCATGAAGTATGTCGCTAATGCTGATGTCTTGTGGGCTGTCTGTTTGACTGTCTTCATCGCTGTTATTGTTGTGATCTTTAGGTTGTGCGTATCTGTATTTTGCCATCTCTTTAAGAATTTCAAATTTAAGAAACTGATCACCGGTATTTTTAAAAAGCTTAATCATCTCTTCTGCTATGAAAAAATTGTTTTGATCACAGCGCATGGCAAACTCAATGGTCTTTGGGTATTTGTATCCTTTTTGAATACCACCTGTTTTCTTTCCTTTTGCCATCTATGCCTGTCTACTATAGATTGTTTAGTCTATATTTTGCGCATTAGCTTAAGTTTTAGTATTTGGTAAAATGTTGGTCTCATAAACCAAGGTTTTTGGAGTTCTCTCTTAAGAGACTCTAAAACTGCCGCTTGTATAGTTAACGGATCTTCAATAGACAAAAACTTTCTAACAAGGTGTTGATACTCTGGCCTGTGATTTGGAAGCTTTATGATATCGTCACCAATGCCAATATGAATCCAATAATCTAGATCATCATACATCTGTTTAACTGTAATCATCTCTACCTCTTGATGTTCATGCCGAACTTAATCGCTGTAACGTCACGCTCTAGTTGTTCATTCCTTGTTGTGATTTCTTTGAGTTGTTCTTGAATGAGAGATATCTCATTAAAAAGATCAGGCCTTTTTGGGTGTATGTACAAAATAACCTTTAAGGCGAGTAGTGTGATCAGAATGACTAGAGCTCCCAGACAATCGGAAAGACTAAGACCGAAAAAGATTAATTTTATAAATACAGCCCATATTGTTATTTGGGCTTGATGCTCATTTGCAAAGTTCAACAAATTAGATTTCAAAGATCTCACGAGCTTTCTTTGTAAGTTGACTTAGAAATATAGCAAAGATGTCAGCAGGAGGTGAGTCGACGAGTTTTCCTTCTGACTGTAGAACGCTAAGTGGCATTGAATATTGATCATAACCGTAAGCGCCTTCTTTGCGTGACAGATAAAGAACAGTAACTTCTTTATCTTCGATATTTTGTTTTTTTGCCATTACTCGCCCTTAACGTGAGTTAAGTCCATAACGTATGGTTTTGCTTTTTCTTCTGTTTTTTCAGTAGGTGGTTCGATTTCTTCAATTTCTTTTCTGATTTGATCACGAATGTTTCTTAAAAATTGAACTGTTTGAAAGATTCCTTCAAACTCTTCATGAAAGAATTGAACCCGAGTTGTTAACACTTGAATTGCAGATGCATAATAGTCATGTGCTATTTTTTTGTGTTTAAGCATCTCGTCTTGCGACATTGTCTGATTGGTGTTTTCTGACATGTAAACCTCTTCTTTGTAATGTAATTTAAGATTGAGGCTAATAGGTGATTAAAAAGTAAGTCAGTCATTAACTCGGCAAGACATGAGGCTACTTAGATGCTTAGGTTTTGTTTAACTTCTTCAAGCGTTTTGATTTGCGACTTACTTAGTATGACGATGACCTGTTCGTCTTGCTGGTTAAGGCAAGTAGCGGTAGAGGCTTGCATAGATTTAAATAAAGAATCATCTATTTCTAGAATCTTAGCTAGTCCATCGTGACATGTTTTAATTCTGTTCGAGGTGTCTAGTTTTTTCACCTGACCTTTTTTGCCGATGATTCTGTTTTTAGTGAACACAAAGATTGTTTCTATATTTATAATTGAGCCGTCGTTAAGTTCTTTTTGAATTCTGTCTAGCTCTTTGAATTTTTTAAGCTTAAATAGCTGAACGAGGTTGTCGTACTTGCGACCTTCCATTGACTTGATAAGCCTACCTCTGACAGAGGCGTAAAGCTGGTTTGATGAGGGTGGTAATGGGAATCTAGTTAAGACAAACATTAGCCTAATGAGGCTAAATTTATGTCATAATTTCAACCAGAAAATTAACTATCTTTTTAAAAATCTATTTCTTTGTTCTGTTAAGGCTTTGGCAATGTTTTGTTTGTTTTTATTATTTTCTTCTGTGGCTTTAGCTTCGCGCCTTGGCTGTAGAAAAACTCTGTTTAGAATCAAAACAGCTAAAATTACAGTAATAACAAATAGAGCTGTCATGATGTTTATCGTAAAATTAAAAACTGTTACGTTTAGATCTATGTATTTTTTTGACACAAACAGCACGTTAAGAAATGGGGCTAGTATGAGTACAATAATTACAAGTATTGTTTCCAAAAAGTATGCCTTTACGAATTCGTCTACAAAGTATTTTAAATTTTCCATAAGTCAACAATCGGCTTGTTGATCTCTCGACTTGATCCTTATTGCAAGTTGTAATCGTCTTTGCCGTCTCCAATATAATACCCAGAATCAGCAGGTGGTTGTGAGATTCCTATTCCAAACAATCCAAAAATGTTGTGCTTAAGTACAGACTGTGAGGTCATAATTAGCCTTATCTGGTTGTATATTGTGCAACCTCCGTCATAAGTTGGGGTTCCGATTATTCCAGTTTTTACAACCTGTGGGCTTGTTAGTAAGATCATAAAATAACCATACCAGTCGCTCAACCTGCTAACCTCGTAAGAAGAGGCTGTGACGGTGCAGGTGTACATTCTGTAGTAATTGTTTTGATCGCCTTCAACTTGGTATGCTCCTCTAAATTTTGCCTCAAAAGTTCCATCCGCATTGAACCTGAAATACCTACCATTATCGTCTGCATATGTTTTCGATGCTATTTCGTCTTGAACACCCTGTGTTGTGGTTGGAAAAGTCCACGGTGTTGGGTTGTTTGTAACTGTGGGCTTATCCGCTGCGCATCCCGCTAAAAATAAAAAAGACAATAAAAGCAGTTTCATTAGTAACTCCTTATTTATTTATCGATCTGAATACAGGATAACTTAAGTCTTATTGTTTGTAAA